ACATCCACATTTTACACATCCAGAGCTCATTATTTTTTCTTAGAAATCATACCTTTGATACCAGGTGCCGCCCTAACCCCCAGACTGACACTGCAAGCCAAATATAAGAGGTGGGTATAATACTCCGGCAAACTTTCCAAAATTTGAAACCCACGTTCAATGTGTGGTTGCATGAAAGGTAAGAAGGCACAAATTGCAGGAACCATTAAAGCGAGTAAAACAAACTCATCTTTCCAGCTCCCGGACATTTGATTGACCGCACTGGCTTCCCACGAAATTTTTCCTGCGATTTGCTGCTCCTTCAAGCTCTTCTGTGCCTTAATCTCAGTCAGTTTTAAGTCTGCTTTTGCTTTTTTTGTCTCAACAAAGCCTTTTACGGCATCTCCGACCATATTTGCGATGGGTCCTACTAAAAAATTCATCATTTTTTCTTTACTCCTTTAATTTTTCCCTTGTTTATACTTGCATAGAAGACTTTTGCGCCCTCTTTCTTGCCATATGTCTTACTCATGGCCTTTTTTATCTTTTTACCCTTCTTGTTTAGGGGCATTTGCTCTCTCCAAAGCTACATCAGCACGTAAATTAGCCAAATCATAGTCTTTCTTAAGCTTTTGTGCGTCTAAAACCTGTTTGTAGTCAAATTGATTCTCTTTTAGAGCTTGATTTTCACCTTTCAGTTGTGCATCTAACTCCATTTCTTGTTGTCTCATCGCTAATTCTTGTTGTTTTAATAAAACTAAGGGGTCCATATTCTGATCTTGTAATGCTTCTGACTCTTCGCCCACCATTTGTTCTGTAATCTTTACAATTTCTTCGTCAATTTTTATTGCACGTTGCATTTGTAATGCTTGTAATGCCTCTGGCGGTACTTGATCACCAAATTGTTGACGTAATTTTTCTGCTTCCTCTACCATTGCCTGATCAACAACTTGAGTTGCTAGTAATGATACGTGTTGATTGATATGTGAAACTAAATTCATGACTGCCATTGGGTTTGATTTTACTAAAACTGATGACATAAACGCTCTATGTGCCTTGATATGTAATTCGTGATTTTGATCTGGAAAAGCCTGTAGTGGTTGATTACGTAAAACAACACTATGCTCCATAGCAGGATCCATTGGTTGTGGTCCTTTTGGTATTGGTAATATTTGTTCAACATCTTTGACACCTAAAGCAATATACATTCTTCTATATGCCTCATATAGATTGTGCATTTGTGGATTTGATTGTGCTAATTGTAATTGATTTTGTGCCAACGTCACACGCTGTGACATTGAAAAAATGTTTGGATCGGATACAGGTAAGATGTCAATGTTATCATCAAAATCTATTTGCTTAATTTGTCTTGGGCCGCCTGTAACATTGTATGGATACATCGGTGGTAAAACTAATTTGAAAATCTTTGCTAATAATTCAAATTCTTTTTTCTGTGCATAATGTAATCTTTTATGAACAGCGGACATGACTTTTGTGCCACGCTCCATAAGAGCCATCGTTGTTCCTACAGGAGTTTGTGAGCTACCAATTTCGGACAGTTGCATATCTGCAACAGTTGCAAATTGTTTTGCTGCATCTACACAAAAACCTAACAGTTGCATTAAAACTTGATCTGGACCTTTATAAGGTAAAGGCATCAATGCTTCACGAATAATACCATTGGGAGCGTCAACATCTCTGAACTCACCAGGTTGTAACGGTTGATCATCATCACGTATTCGTAAGCCACGTGATTTGAAACCAGCAGGTAGATTAGAAAGTGTGCCTGCATCAAGTAATTGTCTAAGTGCTGAAGTTGCTGTTCTTGTTAATCCACCAATCATGTGAATTAAACCAAAACCGTAGAAACCTAAACCCGGTAAAAATTTGTAATGAACAAAATACTCATTTCTTTTTTTGATTGGATCACCCTCATTATAGTTTCTATAGATAGATAAAACTCTTTGACTACTTTTATCTATCGTCACAATATAAGGTAATTTTATTCCGCTAGGCTCACCATTTCTTGGATTAATATCTTCAAAACCTTCCAGATCTAAGTCGACATGTATCTCATAGAGCTCAGCCATATCGTCAGCAGCATATGATCCTGGTGACTCACCATCGATCTGATCTTTCTTTTCTTGTAAACCGTTTTCATTAGAACCATCATATCCTTGAAGATCGACATCAAGATAAAATCCAGAAACTTGTTTCTTTCTTAAATCGTTTAGAGTCATTTTTAAAACTTGTGTAATTCTTTCACAAGTATCTAAATCTGAACAACCGTAAGGAACAATGACGTCCTCTGCAGGAATAAACTTAGATGTGGCTCTATTTAAAACTTCATCAAAATATATTTTTTTAAAAGCACTACCTGACAAAGGCAGTTGAAAAAGTAATTGATCCATTTCAGGATTGTAGTCTTCCATGACATGAGTGATCTCATAGTTCATGTAGTCTTTTACACGCTCTGCTGCTTGTTGTAGTTGAGTTGAGTTTGCACCTACGACTTGTGTTCTTACAGGACCATCACTAGGTAATAATTCTACATAAGCCATTGCTTGAAACTGTGTAACTGCTTGAGCGAGAACAGGATGATGTACACTTGCTGCACCTCTAAAAGGTCTTGTTCTTTCTTCGTATTTAAAACCAAGAAGGTCTAACCCTTTTGTGTAAGCTTGTTCCCAATCTTCACGTGTTGATTTATCATTATCAATTTTATCAACAAGTTCATTTGCAACTGATTGCATATAACCTTCGTCTAAAACTTCCGCAAGGTTAGATGTAAAAGTAGAAGGTTGTAGTTCTTCCTCAGGATTGATGATTGCAGAACCGTCTGCTTCTATCTCTACATTTTCATCTACATTATTAGTGAGATCTACTGTTGTTCCAGTTTCTTCAACTTGAACATCATCTTCCTCAGGACCACCCGCCTCACGTGCTAAGTAAGGGGTATCTGCTGTACTATCAAATTTATCTGCCATATTCTCCGTATATATCTGTAATTGAAACTAAACTATCTTTGTCAATACTTCCACCAGATTTTTTCTTAAACAGATACATAGGTTGTTCTGCTTGTGGTGAATCGAGTGTGACTGTAAACATTTTAATTTCTTGTGGATTAAATTCTTCAATAACTATTTGTGCGTCTTCTAGTGCATCACCTTCTTTAAAGGGTTGTAATATATAACCTTTATCAGTTTCTGCAGGTAAAACATAGTAATCCATTGTTTGACCTGGAGCGATTTCTCTGGTCAAAGCCACTCTAAAATCAGAACCTTGTCCGTCAATCATTCTTCTAATTTGTTCATCAAAAAAAGGTTGAACTTCTTCTGGTGATAATTCTGCACGTGGCACCTCTTCTTTAAGAATGTCAAATTTATTTCCATCAATATTTCTATTGTAATATCTTAATCCCTTTGATGCTTTTGTAGGGTCCGTAATAGCTTCAAATTGTGCTGTGCCGCCATACTTCTTCGCAATGTTTTTCATTTGTTGAATCGCCACTTTGCCATACAAATCTTCAAACTTTTTCCCTTCAGCGGAACCTGGTGTTTTACCCCAACGTCGATTAACTAAGTCAGCAGGAAAGATTGCAACTTTGTTAATGCCTTTTGATTGAGCATCTTTAATTGTTGCTTTAATTAATAGATCGACATAGTCAGGTTGTTTGTTAAATGGTATTGGAGGAAATAAAGTTAAATCTTTTGTTCCATACGAAAAACCATCTTCAAGATAAGAGGGGTTAGCATCGTTTGCAATACGTGTAAGATCGTCTGTGTTGCTTGTTGAAGGAACTTTAATTCCACCTAATATCTGATCAATTTCACCAGATCGATTTAGATCTTGTAGTTTATTCAACACCTCCATCTGTTGATTGTTAATTTGTGTCAGTAAAAACCCTGTTTCAGGATTAGTTTGAGCAATATCTGCTTTTACTGCCGCATCAATTTGTTTTTGTAAATTTTGTATATCTTGCGCAAACCCGGGAATTAATTCTTTACCTGCTTCGTTAGGAAAAGGTTTGATTAAGTTTTGATTTTCTTCTAAAGCTTTAATGACTGTCGGAGGATATTTTTGATTCAAGCTTTGCAGCATTTGTTGTCCTTGAGCAATATCATACTCACTTGCAGATTGTAATTTTTGTTCTGCGGATGCTTTGTAATTTTTTATTCTACCAAGTAATGCCTGAAGACGTTCTTGTTCTTTACGAACAGTAGTAAGCATATCTGTTTGCATTTCTTGTATAACTGCAATCGGTTGACCATCTTTACCTGTATAATTTGCAACACGAGTAAATCCAATGACGTTGGGTTCATTGTAATGTCCACTTTGAACATAAGGTTTTGTCTCACCAGGCAGAGGCCCTGCCTCCACCACAATCTCACGATACTCCGAGCCTATTTCATCTAAAGGTTGATTACCCGCTTCTTTATGTTTTTGATTACCCGAATACTGTGAATATGCAGGGTCTTGATTTAGTCGAACAGGAGAATCTTCTTTTACTTTAAAACTTAAATTACCAATCGGTGAGGTTTCGTAATAATCAATTAATTGTGTTTGTGTAATTTTTTGATTAGGAAAATATAATTCAAAGTCACGAAGGTATTGCTCTAAACCTGAGTCTTGCAGTTCTGATACAGGTGATTTTTTTCCTTTTACCAAAAAGTCTGCCCATGCTTGAGGTGTCGCTGCCTTCGGTGCATTAGGGTCCATAATTGCCTCTAAGGTGTAAGAGCGAAACGGAAAGTCTTGAGGTTGTATTACCTGTGTTGCAGGTAATGTCGTACCCGCAGGTGCGTCGACCACTTCTGGCTCTGTAATTTTTTTCGGTGTTTGTACGCCATCTACTTTGCCAAAGAGTTTAAATAATTTTGTTGGGTTGAATGCGTATAGATTACCTGAGTCCACAGCTTGTTGAAAATAATCTTCTCCTTCAAAAGCAGGGTCGGGTGTGAACTGTTGTTGATTGAGATTGGTTAAGGGATCACCGCCCATGGCCATACGGACAGCTCCACCATCTTTAAAATCTAAGGGAAAACCTTTTACGATGTAAGGAGCACTTCCTCTAATAAACATTTCATCATCTATCTTTGGACCTTTAGGTGCCTTCGCAGAAAGTTTAAATAATTCTGGTGCTAATTTGTATTTTTCAAGTCTGTTCAAAAACATTTGTTTGAGTTCGTCTAAAGACATATCTTCTGACCTGCCTAAAAATAAAGTTATTTTATTATCAGTTACTTCAAAAGCCCTAGCTAAAGTTCCTTCTTGTTGTAACTTTTTTACAGTTTCTGGACTAAGATCTTTTCTTGAAAATTCTAAAAGTGTAGACATGTTGTTATTAATCATTTCTTGATTTATTTCTGCAATTCTATTAAGTGCCTCTCTTCTATCTTTAGGTGAGGAATTAGGATTATTTATTTTTTTAATTCTATTAAAAATTATATTTTCAAATCTTGGTTGACGACCAATATTGTCAACACTTAAATTAACTCTATAAAACTCTGGATTTGAAAATTTACCTCTTAGTTTTGGAGACAGTTTAAATTGATCACCTCGTTTAAGTGTTCTGCCCTTCACTCTTGAGATGGGCGTAACATGTGCAGCATTACCAGCAAAAGCTCTAGCTATATCACTAAGTTGTTTTTGAAAAAGTTCCTCCGGATAATTTTCTATATCTTTAAGTAATTCTTTTTTTCCACCAAATTTTCCACCAAGAACTCTATAATATTCTTCTAAAAATCTTGTTTTTAAATCAGGGTTTTTATTTACAATGTCTTTAAAAGCTTCTTTTGCAAACTCACCAAATTTATTTCTTTTTACAATCATTCTTTCTAAATCTTTTAAAGACTCATTACCACGATCTAAAAATTTAATTTGGTCTTGATAAAATCTTTCTCTATTGTCTGCCATCCTTTGTTCAAAAGCTGCATCATTTTTTAAATAATTCGGGTTATCTACAAACTCATCACCTTGACGTATTCTTTTTGGAATAATTCCATATTCATCCATAATTTTCATAAAATCTTTTTCTGTAGACCCAAATAAACCACCTCTAAAATTATCTATTGTCATAAGTGATTTAGCTTGAATTGTTGGACTTTGATCAGGACCTCCTGCTGGTATGTAAGATCTTATAAATGCTTCTTTCTTACCCTTAGCTCTTTGAGGTTGCACAAACTCATCAACGCCGTTTGTGCCTTTTTGCACAGCTCTTCGAAGAGTTTGTTCTGGTATACCTGTGAGTTTAGATGCGGTCATAATTGGTATAAAGTCGTCAAAAACTTCGAATTCAGTTTTTAAAGTTTGTAAGACTTCAGGAGTTAATTGATCCTCTCCACTTTTTAAAGGTTCTCTTACAAATTTTGCAATCGCACTATCAGGATTATTTTTTCCGTACTCTGTAATTTTTTCAGGTCTTGCACCCTTACCATCAAAACTTACACTTCTAACCTGCCCTTCCGCTGCTTTAGGTGCAATAGGTTTTTCTGGAGGATTGTTAGTTAAAAAATCATCATATTGTTTGATTCTTTGTTGTGCTTTGTCCGCTTCTCTTTGAGCTCCGACTTTTCTAAAATCTTCTGTTATAAATCGAGCAAATGGAAATGAAGAAGTAAGTTTACCCTCTGTATATTTTCTACCTTTAAATATTGACTCTACAACAGAGTCAGATTCCTCAGGAAAAACTTTTTTTAATTCATTTATAATTTGTGTTTTTGTTAAGCCGTCAGGATTTTTTGCTGCTAATGCTTCAATAGCAGGCATTGCTTTTTGTAGCCTTTGATCAATTTTTGATGTTCCTAATTTACTCGGTGTCGATGAAGCTAACCCTTCACCTTTTTCTGCTTGCTGCACAACACCTGCAGGAGTAAAACTTTGACCACCAAAAGTTTGTTTTACTTGTTTAACTTCAGGAATATCTAAAGAACTTTTTAATACATCATCAATTTTTGTAAAACCTCGAGTTGCTAGTTTGGCTGCAATTCCCGGAAAAACAAAATCTAAGGCACTAATTGGTGCCATAAGAATTAATCCAGATTCACCTGCAGAAAGTAATTCTCCTCTCGCAGCTTTTTCTATTGCTACTCTTTCATCTCCATACATGAACTGTCCTGCACTACCTAAAACTTCGGCTGCATTAAAACCTTGATAACCTTTAGACACTAAACCTTGTTCTAAATTTTTTAGTGCTGTTAATTGTTCAAGAGATCCTTGTGGTAGTTGTTGTATGTTTTGAATAAGAGGTTGTGCTTCTTGTAGTAATTGTTGATTTAATAATTTCTTTTGTTCAATCTGTTGTTTGAGTTCTTCTTCGGGAGTGACTGCTTTATAAAAAGGTTGAAAAACTTTTCCATATTCTTGAGTTAGTGCAGTGTCTTGTAATTCTCTTTGAATTTCTTCGATGGTCCGTGGTTCATCGACCTTAGGACTTGTAGGAATGGTTGGTATTTCTCTAACAGCATATGCTGGATCTGCTTCGTCTCCTACGATCATGTCATCCATGGGATTGTATACAGCCATTAATAATACTCCGTTTGTCCGTGGTCCGTGGGCTCTTCTTCGTAGTCATCATGCAATGCCACAAAGTTCCCTTTACGAAACCTTAGTAGTGCTTGGCTCATCGAGTCTACCAAATCATCATGTTCCGCATGAGGAAACATAGCACATTCTTCAATCATCTCTTCAGCCCAGCGTTCTTTCGGTGCCCACACTGCTCCACTCTCAAACACAGGAGCAACAGCGTGCACTCTCGATAACTTATCATTGCCTTTGCTAGGTGTAAAGTTGATAACAGGAATACCGACTTGACGTAATTCTTGTATGAGCGGAAGGCCCGACGCCTTTGCTTCAACGATCACGGACTCCGGTTCCCAGTATTTGTATTGTTCTACCGCAACTTTTTTCAACTCAGGGAACTCAAAACGATCTTTAACAACATCCAACAAAATTATATTCGGTGTTATTTCATCAGGATAAAACACACCCCATGTACTAATAGCACTATAGTCACCCGTTTCTTTTTTTGTAAACGCTGTGTCGTAACTTTGAATGACGTGAGATAATCTTGGAATTTCTTTACGCTCCCACAAGTTCCACCAC